CGAAGCGGCCGTCGATGCCGAGCGCACCTCCGATCAGGAAGCCCGTGCGCCGCAGGTTGCCGATACGAACGACGCGATCGAAGCCGAGCGCCGGCGCGTCAGCGAAATCCTGGCGCTCTGCCGCAAGCACGGGCTTGCCGACCGCGCCGAGGACATGATCTGCCGCGGCATCTCGCTGGATGCGGCACGCGCGGAGATCCTCGACCATCTGGCCGAGGCCGACCCGTTCGAGGGTCGCACCGCCCTGCCGGCGCAGGCTCGCAGCAGCGGCGAATCCGAATCCGCCTATCGCGACGCTGCAACCACGGCGATCATGCACCGAGCTGGCGTCCTGCAGGGCGACATCGATGCCGGCGCGCGCGAGCTGCGCGGCCTCAAGCTGCCCCAGATCGCACGCAACATCCTCGAGCGCTCCGGGCGCAGCACCGGCGCCATGAGCGACGTGGCGGTCGTCTCCGAGGCCCTGACGGGCCGTGCCGGGATGATGACCACCAGCGATCTGCCGGCGATCCTCGCCAATGTTGCCAACAAGACCCTGCGGCAGGCCTACGAGTCCACCCCGCGCAGCTTCGTCGCCTGGGCGCGGCGCACCACCGTGCCGGACTACAAGGAGGTGAGCCGCACCCAGCTGTCCGGCGCGCCGGATCTGGTGAAGGTGCCCGAGCACGGGGAATACACCTACGGGGCGGTCTCGGACGGCAAGGAGGTCTACAGCCTGTCGAAGTATGGCAAGATCATCCCCATCTCGCGCGAGGCCATCGTCAACGACGATCTCGATGCGCTCACCCGCGTCCCCATGGCCTTCGGGGCGTCGGCTGCCGATCTGGAAAGCGACATCGTCTATTCCATCCTGACCGGCAACCCGGTGATGGGCGACGGCACGCCCCTGTTCGATGCCGCGCACGGCAACGTGGGCACGGCGGCGGCGATTACCGAAGCGGCGCTGGGCGAAGCCTGGCGGCTGTTCGGCCAGCAGACCGGGCTCGAGGGGCGGCCGATCTCGATCCTGCCGCGCTTCATCATCGTGCCCCCGGGCTCGCGCGCGATCGAGGCGCGCAAGCAGGTCACCGCGACCACGCCCTCCAGCCCTGCCGACGTCAACACCTTTGCCGGGCGGCTGCAGGTTGTGGAAGAGCCGCGGCTGATCGATGCCGGTGGCGTCGATCCGTGGTTCCTGGCCGCCGATCCGGTGCGCATCGATACGGTGGAATACGCCTATCTGGACGGCCAGGAAGGCGTCCAAACCGAAACCCGCTACGGCTTCGAGGTGGACGGCGTCGAGATCAAGGCCCGCCACCAGTTCGCGGCCAAGGCCATCGACTGGCGCGGCCTGTTCAAGAACGCCGGCCTCTGATGATGCGTGATGTCACCCCGATGTTTGCGTGACGTCGTGGTGGCCTCGAAGCAGGCATTCGACCGGCGGCAATGGCGTTTTCGCCGGTCGAGCGCGCAACAATCCAGCGACCTGTGACATCACCCCGGCGTCGGCGTGACATTGGGGTGACGGCAATCCCGGCCGTGCCAGTTTTCTCGACTTCCCGGCAGGGCGAAAAGATCGGCACGGCCAGAACTCCTGAAAGGAAACCCCCATGAAAAACTACGTCTCCAAGGGTCATCACCTGACCTTCACCTCCGGGGCCGACATCGCCTCGGGCGCGGCCGTGGTGCTCGGCTCTTTCTTCGGCGTCGCCACCGGCGACATCAAGGCTGGCGAGGAAGGCACCATCGCGCTGGTCGGCGTCTATTCCCTGCCCAAAGCTCCCTCCGAGGCCTGGGCCGTCGGCGACAAGGTCTACTGGGACGCCACCAACTGGTACGCCACCATCTCAGACGGGGTCGGCGCCAACGCGCTGATCGGCGCGGCCTGGGAGGCGGTGGGCGGCGGCGCCTCCGACACCATCGGAAAGGTGCGGCTCAACGGCATCGTCTGATGGTGGCGGCCCTTCCCGGCGCCCTGGCCGCGATCTTCTCCAACCCGATCATGGCCAGGGACGCCACACTCTATCCCGGCGGCGCCGGCACCGGCACGCCGGTGCGCGTCATCGCCCGCCTGCCCGACGAGGTTACCAGCTTCGGCGGTGCGCGGGTGTTCTCCGAAACCCTCGTCGTGGACATGCTGGTCAGCGCCGCGCCGGATCTGGCGGAGGGCGACCAGCTGGACCTCGACGGGACCGTCTATGTCTTGCAGGGCGAGCCGGTGCGCGATGCCGAACGGCTGATCTGGACGGCGGAGCTGGTGCCGGCATGAGGATCACCTTCCGCACGGAGGAGGATCTGCAGGCGCAGCTCCATCGCGAGTATCTCGCGGGCGAGAGGGCCGTCACCGCAGCGATGGACCGGGCCGGTCGCGCCGTCAAGCGCGCGTGGCGCGGGCAGATCACCGGGGCCGGGCTCGGGAGGCGGCTGGCCAATACCATCCGCGCCAGGCGCTATCCGGAGGGCACCGTCAGCATGGACGCCGCGGCGCTGATCTGGTCGAAGGCCCCGGAGATCGTCGGCGCTTTCGAGCGCGGGGCGCTGATCCGCTCGAAGGACGGCTTCTGGCTGGCGATCCCGATCGACCGGGTGGCGAAACGCATGCGCGGCCCGCGAAACGCCCGCATCACGCCCAATCTGTGGGAAGAGCGCACCGGGCGCCGCCTGCGGTTCGTCTACCGCAAGGGCCGCTTCCCGCTGCTTGTGGACGACGGCACGGCGCGGGAGCGGCGGACCAGCGACCCGCTTGGCTTCAAGGCATCCAGGAGGCGTTTCCGGAAGAACGTCGTGATCCCGATCTTCGTGCTGGTGCCGCAGGTACGGCTGAAGAAGCGGCTTGACTTGCTTGGCGCAGCCAAGGGCGTCGCCGATACCATTCCATCGGCCATCGTCAAGGCCTGGAGATAGCCCATGCCCACCCCCCGCGAAACCATCCTCTCCGCCCTCCACACAACCCTGCAAACCGTGTCCGGCGCCACCGTTCTGCGCGGCGAGGTGCAGCCAGAGCGGGTTCCGTCCGGCGGGCTGGTGATCCTGCGCGACGGAGAACCCGGAGAACCCGAGGTGACGCTCTCGCCCCTGCGCTACCACTGGCGGCACCGCGCCGAGGTCGAGGTGATCGTCCAGGGCAGGATACCGGAGGCCCGCGATGCGGCCTTCGACAGCCTGGTATCGGCCATCGGTGCAGTCCTTGCTACCGACCGCACGCTGGGCGGCTTGTGCGACTGGATGGAACCGGACGCGCCCCAGCCGGTGGACCTGCCCGTAGAGGGCGCACAGGCGCTCAAGGCTGCGGTGATCGCGGTGACGCTTCACTACACGACGAGCGACACGCTCGCCTGAATCGACAACCGAAAGGACTGACACATGGCACGCGCACAAGGCGCGCGGTCGCAGCTTGCGGCCGCGTTCGAGACTTCTTACGGCACCGCACCCGCGAGCGGCTTCTACCAGATGCCCTTCGCCACCGTATCGCTGGGTGCCGAACAGCCGCTTCTGGAATCCGAGCTTCTCGGATACGGCCGCGACCCGCTCGCCCCGATCAAGGATGCGGTGACGGCCGACGGGGATATCGAGGTGCCCGTCGACCTCGAAGCGCTGGGCTTCTGGCTGAAGGCCGCATTCGGCGATCCGGCGACCACCGGAACCGCGCCGGATTACACCCACACCTTCACCTCCGGCAGCTGGTCGCTGCCGAGCATGTCCATCGAGGTGGGCATGCCCGAGGTACCGCGTTTCGCCATGTACTCGGGCTGCGTGCTCGACCGCCTCGGCTTCCGGATGGAGCGTGCGGGGCTCCTGACCGCCACCGTCGGGCTGGTGGCCCAGGGCGAGGCTGTGGCCGCCACCAGCCAGGCCGGCACGCCCACCGCATGGGCGCTGCAGCGCTTCGGCCATTTCAATGGGGCGATCACTCGGAACGGCACGGCGCTGGGCAACGTGGTCTCGGCCGAGCTCACCTATGCCAACAACCTCGACCGGATCGAGACCATCCGCAGCGACGGGCGCATCGACGGGGCGGACCCGTCCATCGCCGCGCTTACGGGCCGGATCGACGTGCGGTTTGCCGATACCACGCTGATGGATCAGGCGCTGAACGGCACGGCCGCCGAGCTTGAGTTCTCCTGGGCGCTCTCGGCCACCCAGAGCCTGACGATCACGGCGCATGCGGTCTACCTGCCCCGCCCGAAGGTGGAGATCCAGGGGCCGCAGGGCATTCAGGCGAGCTTCGACTGGCAGGCGGCATACGATGCCGTGGCCGGGCAGATGTGCACGGTGGTCCTCAACAACCAGGTGGCGGCATACTGATGATCAGGCTGGAGCTATCGACCGAACCTAAATGGCTCGACCTCGGGCGCGGCGTCCGCGTGAAGGTGGTGCCGCCCGTCAGCGCCATTGCCACCGAGGTGTGGCGCGAGATGGCGGAGGCCGGCGCGTTCGATGACGACGCGCAAATCGACGCGGGCGTGCTCGAGGCGAAAGCCTGGGGGCGGCGGGTGATCATCGAATGGGAAGGCGTCGGCGATGCCGACGGCAAGGTGCTGGAAAAACCCGCCCCTGCCCTCATCGATGCGCTGATGGACGTGCCCTGGGTCTACCTGGCCTTCCGGGCGCTCTATCTCGCGCCCCTGCATGCGCTGGAAGCGGAAAAAAACGCCTCACCGCCCTTGCCGAATGGGAGTTCGGCGGGGGCGGCGACTACTGCGAAAGCTGCGAAGGGCCGTGCCAGGAATGCCCGCGAAAGCTGAAAGCGCCGCAGACCTATGAGGGGCAGCAGGTCTGGGATCTGGTGGGCCGGCTCGGCGGGCAACTGCGGGTGGCGCCCGCGGGCGGCGTCATCGGCTGGGACATGGGTGCGGCGCTGGCTCTGGCCCGGGCGCTGGGCATCGATCCCGCGGCGGTCGGCCACCTGTTGCCCCCGATCGAGGCGGTGATGGTGCGCAAGATGAACGAACGGAACGAGGACTGAGCGATGGCCGAAAAACGCGTCAGCGTGCGGATCGGCGCCACCGGCGGCAGGCAGGTGCGCGCCGAGTTCCGCGGCATCGGGCAGGAAGGCCGGCGGTCCTTCGCGCTTGTGGGCCGCGAGGTGGACAGCCTCAACCGGCGCATGGGCGGGCTTGGGCGCGGTGCAGGGGGCGCGCGCAACGCCTTGCGCAATGTCGGGCTGCAGCTCAACCAGGTGGCGCAGCAGGGCGCGGTGACGGGCGACTATTTCCGCGCGCTCACCGTCCAGATGCCGGACCTTCTGCTGGGCTTCGGCGGGCTTGGCATTGCCATCGGCATCGTCGCCGGCGTGCTCGGCCCCTTCGTCGCCGACATGCTGTCGGCCTCGGAAACCGGCGACAGGCTGGCCGAGACGGTCAAGGGGCTGGACACGGCCGTCACCGCTTATGCCTCCAGTGCAAAGGCTGCGGCTGCTCCCACGGACGAGCTGGTCAAGAAATACGGCGCGCTGGCCGGCGAGGCCCGCGCCTTGCTGGTCGTGCAGAGGGATCTGGCGAAGCTGGAGGCGCTCGACAGCATCGCCGAGGGTTTGACGGCGGCCCGCGACGCGCTTGGCGACGTCGGCACCATGACGCGGCGGGACGTCGAGAATGTCTCGGCGGTGCTTGCCGGCTACCGCAACCGCATCGCGGCCCTGCGCGAAGAGCAGCGCAAGCTGCTGGCCGAAGGGCTCGACATCGGCGGCAACGCGGCCCGAAACATCGAGATCATGGGGCAGATCTCGGACATGCAGAACGCCATCGCAGCACTCGGTGATCTGACCGGCCCGATCTACCGCCTGCGCGATGCCTTCGGCATGACCTTCGAGGAAGCCGGGAAGGTTGCCTCCGCCATCGCCGACCTGCGGGATGCGAAGGGCATCGAGGAACAGGCGGTGGCGCTCGAGCGGCTACGCGAGGCGTATACCGCCGCGCTGGGCGGTGTGGAAAGCATGACCGCCGAGCAGCGGACGCTCCTGAAGCAGCTGACTGACGCGGCGCTGGCCACGGTCCGGTTCCGTTCGACCATGGACGAGGCCGAAGCTTCCGTCGGCGCCACGGCGGCGCAGGCGACCACGCTGGCCGACGAACTGGCTCGGGCGGCCGGCAACGCCATGTCGCTGGTTGCCCAAAGCCTCACGTCTCTCCGCGAAAGCGAAATCCGCCTGAAGTTCAAGGACGACCCGGTGGGCTTGGCCGGGGCCCTGGCAGGCGCACGGTTCGACGCCCGCGTGGGCGACGTCACCGGCACCGATCCGATCCTCCAGGAAGGCCTGCGCCGTCAGCGCGAAGCCTACGTTGCCAACGCCGAGGCCGTGGCCCGGAACCAGCAGGCGCTGGCAGACTGGAACCGGCAACAGCGGCAGGCCGCAGCCGGCGTGCGCGCGCTGGGCAAGGCGCTGAAGGAACAGGCCACAGGTCTGGATGCGGCAAAGGCGAACCTGACAGCCTATGCCGAGAAGGCACTCGATCTCGGCAAGGGGCTGGGCGACAGCCTTGTCGGGGCATTCCGCAGCGCGGAACAGGCCATCGGTGATTTCGTACGCACCGGCAAGCTGGACTTCCGCTCGCTGATCACCTCGATGCTGGCCGATCTGGCGCAGCTTTCGGCCCGGCGGTTTCTGCTTGGTCCGCTAGGGCGTAGACTCATAAATACCACTCATAAATACCAAATGACGATTGCGGCGAGGTGAGCGGCGGCGAGGAAGGTTTCGGGGCATCGGAAGGTTCGCAACGACA